CCGGTTTTTACACCCCTACCGGAAGGTGGGCTTTTAGATGGCTATCGAGCGGTTTTTCACAGGCGGCCATAAAATCGAAAAGATGACCACCGAGCAGGGCCCCCGGGGCGGGGTAGAAAAAACCTGGAAAACCCACCTGGCCGACATTGANGGTAANCTGTGGCCGCTGTCGGGAGACAGGAGGCTGTCGGCCGACAAACAGACCTATTTTGCCGATCACCGCTTCATAACCGGCCCGGCCGACATAACCGAAAAACACCGCTACCAGGACCCGGACGGGAATGTTTACAGGATAAAAGCGGTTAATCCCAGGAAGCGGCCGGACGGCTCCGGCCACCTGGAAATTGACCTGGAGCTGATCAGATGATCGAAAAAGACAGGACCGGGGCCGTTAAAAGGGCGGTCCGGGAGGCCACCCGGCACGGGCTGAATACGGCCGCAGTTTTAGTCGAGGGAGAGGCCACCACCCTGTGCCCGGTAGACACCGGAAACTTAAAGGGTTCGCTGACTCATTTGGTTTCGGACACCGAGGCCCTGGTGGGCACTAATGTAGAGTATGCCCCCTACGTGGAGCCCAGGAAACCCTTTTTACGTCCGGCCCTGGACAACAACCGGGCCAACGTAAACCGGGTAATGAGGGATGCCTACCAGAGGGCCGTAAAGGGGGCGTTGTAAGTGGAAGCACTGCTGTTTGAACACCTCAAAGACCAGGTTCCGCTGGCCGGTCGCCGGGTTTACGCCATCGAGGCCGACCCGGAGGCCAGCCCCCCGTATATTGTTTATCGACGGGTAAGTGCGGCCAGGGATTACACCCATGACGGTTACAGCAGCCTGACCAGGGCCAGGATACAGATCATGCCGTACGCTGAGACCTTTGACGAAATGAGAGACGTAGTGGAGGAAATTGACGAAGCCCTGGAAGGCTGGGATGAGGTCCAGGCCACTTTTAAGGATAATGACCTAGACCGGGACAGGACCGAGTCGGGGCTCTTTACCAGTCTCCAGGACTGGATTATATGGTTTACTGACTGAGCCCTGGCGGCCGGGCCAGGGGTCCTATCACTATCACCGGGCCCGGGTAAAGGAGGGAATCACTAAAAAAGGAGCTGGAAATAATGAGTGATGGCTACGCCGCTTACGGCACCAAGCTGAAAATTGACGGCACGGAAGTAGGCAACGTCACCGATATTGACGGCCTTAGTATCAGTGCCGACACCGTTGACGTTTCCCATCATGGAATGGACGACCGCTACCGCAGGTTTAAAAAGAGCCTGATTAACGGCGGGGAGGTTACCTTCGAGGGGAACCTGACAAATTTGTCTGATGCTGAGACTATTAAGGATGCCGTTGACTCCGAGGATGAAAAGGCCATTGAAATTGAGTTCCCGGAAGATATCGGGGTGGTCTGGAGCTTTGACGGCCTTCTTGTGGGCTTTGAAACCAGTGCCCCACTGGAGGATAAGGCCAGCTATTCAGCCACAATACAGGTTACCGGGAAGCCGAACCTGGAAGCTCCCGGTGCAGGCTAAAACGAATATGAAAACGGGAGGGTTTTAAATGAACACGGTCCATATCGAGGTGGGGGGCGAACTAAAACGCCTCCGCTTCGACTTTAATGCCATGAGTGATATAGAGCAGTATGCCGGAAGGGGCGTTGGTGCTTTATTTCACCCCGATAATATGGGTTTTAACACGATCCGTCTTCTGTACTGGGGCGGTCTCAAGTGGGAGAACCCGGGCCTGACTATTCAAAGGGCCGGTATGATTGTCGGCCAGATGATCAAGGAAGGCTACACCCTGGAGCAACTGGGGGAGCTGGCCGCCGAAGCAATCGAAAAGGGCGGTTTCCTGGGCCCGGGGGACCAGGGGGCCCCTGAAAGCGAGGATAAAGCGGAAGCAGAAAACCCTACGAAAAAACCCTCTCCCAGGAAATCGAAAAACTCCAGGTAAGTGCATATCAGATCGGACTGACCCCGGAGCAATTCTGGGGTCTTACTTTTGCTGAGTTTAAGTTGATGGTGGAGGGCTACAGAGCTAAGGAAAAACAGAAGTGGAACCATACCGCCCTGATCTGTGCCCTGATAGCCAGGTTGGGGGGTAACAAGAAGGCCCAGCCTAAAGACTTCATGCCCAGGAAGGACCGGAAAAAGAAAACATCCCGGGAAATCCTGAAACAGGTTGAGGTCTGGAACGCTATTCTCGGAGGGGAGGACAGGCGGTGACGTAGTTGAGCGGTGAAGTTGCACGGCTACATGTGCGTATAGGTGCAAAACTTGACGACTTTAATAGAGGGATGCAGTCGGTCAGCAGCAAGCTGCAGTCTACCGGCCAGAGGGTCTCCAGGGCCGGGGCCGGACTGACAAAAGGCATAACGGCCCCCCTTGTGGCCGCCGGTGGTGCGGCTATAGGCATGGCCAATAAATACGCCAGTATGGGTGATGATATCGCCAAGACGGCCCAGAAGGTGGGCATAGGGACCGATGCCCTCCAGGAGCTGCGCTACGCCGGGGAGCAGACCGGAGTGGAAAGCGATCAACTGGACCGGGCCCTGGGCAGGCTGAACCAGAGAATGGGCCGGGCCGCCGCCGGTAACGACAACTACGCCGAGGCCCTGGCCAACCTGGGCGTTGACATGGACCGGGTTAAAGAAGGGACCATAGAGACCGATGAGGCTTTCATGCAGGCTATTGAAACCCTGCATGGCATGGAGGATGCCTCCGAGCAGGCCGCTATGGCCGGGGAACTGTTCGGGACCCGGCTGGGCCGGGAACTGTTGCCGATGATCCAGTCCGGGAATATCGAGGTTGCCGAATTAAGAGAGAAGCTGCACGAGCTGGGCGGTGTAATGGACGAGGATGCTGTCAAAGCGGCTGAGGACTACCGGGATAACATGAACGACCTGAGAAAGTCCTTTGCCGGAGTAGGCATGGAGCTGGCCAACAAGTTTATACCGATTATATCCGAGCAGTTAATACCGGCCATCCAGGACCACGTTATACCGGTCATACAAAGACTGGCCGATACAATCGGCAGGGCCATTGACTGGTTCATGGACCTGCCTTCGCCTGTCCAGAAGGCGGCCGGGGCCCTTGCCGGCCTGGCGGTGGCTATCGGCCCCGTTCTGATGGTTGCCGGAAAACTAATGAGCATTATCGGGGCGGTAATCGGGGTTTTATCGGCCAAGGTCTTAATAGTCGGGGCGGTAATCGGGGCCCTGGTGGCCTTCGGAACGTACCTGTACAACCTGGTTCAGCAAAACGAGCAGTTCAGGGAAAGAGTATCCCAGGTATGGGAAAAACTTAAAGAGTTCATGATCGGGATATGGGAAACTTTATCCGGGGCCCTGGGTGAGGTATGGGAGGCCCTTAAAAAGACGGCCCAGGTTGTTGTTGATTACATCGGGGCCCTGTGGGAACGACACGGGGAAAATATCTTAAATATCCTGACTGCTGTTTGGAATCAAATCGAGGCTACCATAACTACAGTCATAACCGTTATATCACAGGTTATCCAGGCTGTCCTGGCCGTTATCAGGGGAGACTGGGAGGCCGCCTGGGAGCACATGGCCCAGGCCGGGAAAGCAATCTGGGGGTATATAAAGACCACTGCCCGGAATATCTTTAATATCCTGGCCAACGTCCTCAGTGTTATATGGCGCTCGATCAGGGATAATGCCGTAAACCTGTGGGAAGCTATCAGGGATGCAGTTGCCCGGAGAGCCGAGGCCTTAAGGGATTCAATAATTGAAACCGTTGAAAGGGCGGTTGAGTTTATAAGGAACCTGCCCGGGAAGGCAGTCGAGTGGGGCAGGGGAATTATTCAAGGCTTAATAGACGGTATCAGGGGCCTGGGAAGCAACCTCCTGAACGCCATCACCGGCGTAGTGGGTGATGCTGTTGATGCGGCCAAAAACTTCCTGGGCCTGAGCTCGCCTTCCAAGGTCTTTACCGGTATCGGAGAAAATGTCGGTATCGGAATGGAACAGGGGATTTTAAAGACAGTTGACCGGGTCAGGGGAGCCATATCTGAAATAACGGCCCCTGACGTTGACCTGACCACCCGTGCTGTTCCGTCAGGCCTGGGGGCCGATGCCCGGAAAAACCGGACTGTCGAGGCCCTTTTACGGCAGATAGTTAAGGCCGTTCAGGACCAGGACAGCACGATCCAGATCGAAGTGCCCGAACAGCCCGGGACATATCAGGCCCGGTTTTCTAAGAAGTTCAAACACCGGGGCCTGGAGGGAGCGTTGCGATAAATGCATATCGAGGTTAAATACGGGCCCGTTACCATGCGAATCAAGGACCTGGACTTAAGTATCAGGGTCCGGCGTAAACTGAAAATATTTAACTACCTGGACACGGCCAAAAACGAAGCCCACAAGCAGGGTATGGGCTCGACCGAGGTAACGGGAACCTTTATGGTTTATTCGGAGGCCGAAAAAAGAAGGCTGGAGGAGTATGCTTACAATGACTCCCGGGAACGGCTGTATGTCGGGGAGCGATTTTACAAAGACGTTCTCATGGCTGAGGAATCAGAGTTTACCCTGGTTGACCGGCAAGGGAAGGTCTACGAGGCTGCCCTGACTTTTATAGCCCTAGACCCGGTGCCCTATAATATCTACACCGAGGAGGCCCTTTACTAATGGGATACGAACTGCAATTCGGCTGGCAGAGTCAGGAACACGGTTCGGAGTTAAAAATTGATCTACGGGGAAAGTATGTAAAATCTGCTACCATTCGCTTCTCGGGTGTGGAAAGAATAAGAACCGACACCGAGTACAGCCAACAAGACAGCCGGAGCCGGGGTAGCGGCAGTGCCGGCCAGAGAGTAACCGGGACCACCAGCCCGGCCTCTGTTCCTGACGGCTGGGACTTCCGGGATGTGATCGGGGGCTCCGAGGTCAGCCCGGAAGAGACCCCGGCTGAAATGGAAGCGGCTGTCCGGGTGCATGGCCGGGGCTGGAGCCGGGAGAGCAGGACCTCTTACTTTGACACCAATGTAACCCAAAACGTCCCCTCTGTGGCCACCGAGGATACCCAGCACGAGGCCTACTGCAGTGAGGATTTTAGCTACTCCTTTGTTACCCGGACCCGGTTCCGGAGGACGACAGAGACCGTCCTGGAAAGCAGGAACCCGAGGGTGGACATAGACGGCACGGTTACCCAGCACTACGGGACCCTGGGAGACGGGCAGCGCTCCAGCACTCTAAACCTCCAGGGCCTGGCCGATGACAGCAAAAACACCTTAAAGTTTGCAGTCCAGGGCTCCGGGCGCTGCGGGGTATTGATTGAAATTGAATACGCCACCATGCCGGAGATCGGCACGTTGCCGGCCCGTGACATCGGCCCGGACCGGGCCATAATGGAAGCAGAGCTGCTTACTGCCGGAAACATGAAAACGGATGTCTATTTGCGGTACGGCATAAAGGGCGAGTTCGACCCGGCCTTTGACTCAGAGGATCTGCAGGAAACCTGGGGTGACGTTGAGACCGGGGACAGGCTCACCTACAGCGTATCCGGGCTGGAGGTCAACCAGCAGTACGAGTTCCAGTTTTACGCCAAGAGCGATATCGGAATGGACAAGGGCGGCGTGGAGGGCTTTGAAACCGATGCCCTGCCGCCGGGGGTAGAGACCCTGGAGCCCCAGGATATTGCCTACTTTGAGGCAACCTTAAAGGGGGAGCTGACGGCCACCGGGGGCCTGATGGCCACAGTTTTCATAGAATACGGGGAAACCGGCAGTTACGAGCTGGGCCCTGTTGAAATCGGATCTACCGAGCAGCTGGGGACCTTTTCGACCCACGTTGACGGCCTGAAGCACGATACCAGGTATTATTACAGGGCTTATGCTGAGAACGCCGAGGGCCGGACCAACGGGGACCAGAGGACCTTTACCACCCCGTATCCGTATCTTTTAGCGCCGGAGCAATTAACGCCGGAACACGGCCACCGGACCGAGAGCTTAAGGCCCGTATTTGCCTTTGTCCTGCCTGAGAAAGAGGAAAACCCGGCTGAAAAATACCATGCCAGGATCAGGTTCAGCGCCTCGGTGGGAATGAGGCCGCTGTACAGGGAGCTGGAGAGCAGTGCGGATACCTCCAGCTGGGAAATGTTTGACTCCGAAAATGAAAAATGGGTGGCCTTCCCGGCTGAAGGCGTTGCCCCGGGGACACGGGTTAAGGTTACCCCTGATGAGGACCTGCCCTTTGGCCCGGTTTACTGGGATTGTGCTTCCTTTGACGGGGACAGGTACGGCTTTGACCGGCAGAGGAGAATTGATCTTTATATCCCCTTTGAGGGCCTGTACGGCATATATATCGGGTCGCCGGAGGACCCCCACGTCCAGGAGGAATGGAAGGTCATAGACCGGCTTAATGTGGTCGAGGCCAGCAACGGAGAGATCGGGTCTGTTGATTTTAATGTTTACAACGAACTGGAAAAAAGGGTAGTTAACCTCCTGCCCAGAGATCTGAGCCATATCGGGGAGGCCTGGGAGGAGGC